TGGATGTGAGCGCCAAGTTCGTTCTCTACTACCCGCATACCAGGAGCAATGATTCTACCAAGGTCACGTCGCACACCATGAAGCGGTGCCATAGGACTGATAAAGTTAGCAGCCCAGCGAGTCCGAGCACCACCGTCGCCACGAAGGACGTCGAACATAGGCTCAAGACCAGCAAACATATCTCGGCTAGTCAACGAAGCAGCCAGCACGAAGCTAGCTTTTTCAAGGAACTGGTCTGGCTCACTAACACTGGTAAAGTTATCCATGACGTCAACAGTAAATGCCATCCAGTCACCGACAGGACCAAGCCAGTCGTAGCTGTGCCAGTTACCATCATCATCCATGAATGTTTTCTTTTGGTATTCACCAGCTTCTGCACGAACGCTTTGACGGCCTGGGTCAAAGTGACCGTTACCACGAATCCTGCCTTGCAGGAACATGCCAAAGGCAGCCATGATAGCAGCGGTACCGATAGCTTTTTTACCACGCAGCTCAGCACGAAGCCCGTCAAACTCAGCCTGTGTGGCTTTAAGACCACGAGGCTTCATAAGCTTTTCTAGCTCGTCTGCGGTAAACCCTTCCATCGGTGTGTTAAATACAATCTTTCTGTAATCATCCATAAAGGCGGTGATTGGACTGTATGTACCGAAAGTAGACACAACGTTAGCACTGGTTTTAGGGAACAGCACAAACGGTTTCATCCAAGGGTTTTTCTTAATAAGATTGGTAAACGCTCGAACACGCGGAGTGTCAAGGTTAAGTGCAATCTCAGAAGTTGCGTAGTCAACGTAGTCATTTTTGATCAGACCCTTAGTGTCAAACATGGAGTCGTAATACTCCTTTGACTTAGCCTTAAAGGCTTCGGGTGTCATCTCAAGACCTTCGTCGATGAAGTCGTCGTAAGCCAGCATACGGGCTCGACCGTTAGCCATAACAGCACGGGTAAATCCGTCAAACCCTGACATGGCGTTAGCACCAAACCTGAGAACAGGATTATTACCGACAGCTTCTAAAGTTTCTGCAATCTCTAGCAAAGCAGCTGGACCATCTTCACCACGCTTAGATGCTGCATCAGCATAAGCCCGGAGGAGATCCATTGATTCTGAATTACGCACCGCCAGGTCGTCACGGACCATATAGCTTACGCTGTTCGGATCCTTAGACGCCATGGTAAATACTTTGCCCATGTGCTTAGTGCCTTTGACAAAAGAATCAAGGACACCAGCATAGGCAGCAAAGCCGCGTTTAACTTGACGTAGATCACCGCTAAGAATTGCACCACCAAGGTGAGCAACCGGCTTAGCAATCATACCTCCGACGTTACCAAACAACGCCTTCATGGGCGTGCTAGCTGACGTAAGAATAGAGTTGTAGTAGTTAGAATACAAACCCTGAACAATAGCGTTAGGAATGTCAGGATGCTTGTCGTACACTGCTTTTTGAATAGCAGGCAGACTTTCTTTGATGTACAGGTTAAGCTTACCCATGGTGTTAATGTCACCATCGGAAAACTCATAGGCAAGCCTAAGAGGATCAAAGAACTCAGGACGTTCTTCTGCAACAGCCTTAAGTGTATTTACAAACCGCTGTGCTTCTGCTGCCTGTTCAGCAGCCAGGTCGTCAGCAGTCTTAGCAGCTTCACGGGCTGCATCTGCAATAGCCTCAACGCTGTTAGGGTTACGTTTCCAGGTGTTAAGGAAGTTTAGCTTTTGACCACGCATGGACTTAGCCAAACCAGTTTCCATAAGAAGATAACCTAGCCGGTCAAAAATACGCTCTTGTGCCTGTTTAACAGCAAGAGTGCCTTCCATGTTACGTGCCTGTTCAGCAATGTCAGAAACCTGACCAGCCAAAGAAGTTGTCAAATATGCTTGTGCTTTTTCAGCATCCATATTGACATAGTCGTCAAGATATTTCTTGATCGCCTTCATGCCAGCGTTGACACCTTCGTCAGTCAAGACAGCGGTCTTTTGACCAAGCCGTGTGTATTCTTCTTTGAACTCACCAAGCATAAGCTTGAGCCAGCCAGGGTCAGCCTGTGGATCAGAAAGCAGCTCAGCTAGACGTGTGCCAGCCTCGTCAATTTCTTTAAATCCAATCTTAGCTCCGTCAGGCAGGAAAGCGTCATACTCACCAGCTTTACGGATCTGTTCTTTAACTGCGTCAACAATAGACCGTTTAGGCAGTTGGTCTGCTTCTAGTCCATATTTAAGTGCAGCTTCGGAAACCAGGCTACGCAGTCTGCCGAATACAGTACCTTGGTTGTTATTGATACGTACAGCGTCTACACCAGCTCCTACAACGCCCATATCGTCCACAGTACGTGTGCCAACCTCATCAGGATGGAAAACGTCGTGTACGCCCTTTGTAGCCTCTTCTGGAGCAGGGTTCTTAGACAATGCAAGCTCACCAATCTCATTCAAAGATTCTTCTGTTTTAGCAACAGCAGCTTCCATGTTATCCATGAACGCTTGAGGATCGACATCCTCTTCAGCCCGTGCAAACGCTTTGGCTGCAGACTCATCTTTAAATACGTAATCAGTTACGCTACGTGTACCACGAATAGCACGGACAAGCTTAACACTTGCCTCTAACCAACTGGCGGTAAAGCCCAGCATAACGCCTTCGTTACGGTTCTTTGCAGCCCACACGTCAGGTGACTCACCGTCAAGGGTAGCCCAGTCGCTAGGAATCCAGCGATAGGTCATAGGCCAAGACTTTTTAAGCCAGCCAGCAAGGTTGTCGTCAACAGCGTTAAGCTTGTTAGTAGCGTCAACATAGGCACCGACACTTGTATCAATGCCTAGCTCTGCCATCCAACTGCCAGCACGTGAGGTCTTAGGAAAACGAGTAGAAATAGCTGTAGCAGGTTTTGATGCGGCAAGAGTGCCTACAGCTTGTTTACCTGCACCACGCAACATCAAGAACGGAAGAATAAAAGAGCTTAGTTCACGGATGCTTTGTGCAACCTCGTTCTCGTACTTAGGTGCTCGTCTTAGATTAAGACCAGGAATCTTATTAAACTCGTCGTTAAAGTAATCGTTAAGACCTACACCTGGTGCCGAAAGAAGATCTAAGCTAGTATCGAATAATCCTTTAGATTCATTCAACCCACTTTTAGAAAGCGGGTCTTTCATATACATATCTTCTTCCAGAAGCTCTTGTTCTGTTTTACCAGCAGGTTCGATGCCTTGCTTTAGCTCTGCTACTTCAGGCTCTTCTACCTCAACTTCTGGATACAGTTCCGACAACTGGTCAGAGATAGACTCAACGTCCAGCTCTGCACCTTCCTCTTCGATTTCTTCAGGATCAATAGGTGCAGCTTCAGGTTCAGTTTCCTCAGGTTTTGCCAAAGCTCCGCTGAGGTCTGGCATTGTAATTTCAGCTAGTGGATCATAATTCATTTCAGGAACCTCCTGTAGTTACGGTTAACGGTTCCAGTGTACGGACCCATGCCGGTTTGACCGGCGTAGTGAAAGAAGTTACCCAACGGATCTACCATAGGATCGTTGTCGGGATCACGGTTGCCAAGTTGGCTTTGACCTTTAAAATCAGTCCTACCATCCAACAACATCAACATCTCTGCAATCTTTTTCTGACCTTTAGGTGAAGCCAGATCTTGTGTCAGTTCATCGCTGTAGTAGGCTAGACCGGTATAGACAGCTTCATACTGATCGGGTTTTTCTCCAATTTCTTTAATAGTAGCACCGTATCCTCCAACAGCAAGCCTGTTAATAACTGACGCAGCTACGGCATATTTGTCATCACCAGGACCAGCTTCTTTAGATACAATAAATGCAAGCTCACGATAGTCGTTAGCAGACAAACCAGTCAATCCTTCAGGTGTTTCACCTTGGAATACAGGCGCTACGTTAGGCATACCAGGACGGGTAGGCATCTGAGCTACAGGACCATACTTAGCAGGCTGGGTGTAGTTGTTACCTTTAAGACCGAGCAGGTCCGCCATCCACTGACGTTTTTGTGAAGTAGTGCCAGCACGTTGCAGGAACGCAGGAGCTTGTACGGTTTCGTTTGGTTTTAGATCACCATAACCTTGAGCTGCAGCAATAGCAATTTGCATAGGGTTTTCAATCACACGTCTGCCTACAGTTTCGTTAATTTTTGTTTGCAAGGTAACAAGAGTAGGATCAACTTGACCAGTAGCACTGAAATTAGAAATAGCATCTGCCACTGTTTCACGTGCCATAGAAAGTTGTGGTTGTGCTGCAATCTGACTAAGCACGCCTTTTTGAGTTCTAGCTCCAGACGTAATAGTACGTACGTTGCTGTTTTGTGTAACCTCAGCTTGGTCTACAGCAGGCACTGGGAAGTTATCAAAGTTACCGTTTTTAGGGTTAACGTAGTACTGATGTTTATCGTCTTTACTATCTGTTTGCCACTGTGACATGGCTGCATCTCGTGCTTCGTCGGCAATGGCTTTAGGAGTCAAGCGATCTTTAGGATCTAACTGAGTATTCTTGTCAGTCAACTCAGCATACTTGTCATTAAAGATACGTTGATAATGTGCATTGACTTGCACAGCCTGACCCTTTAGGTTGCCCAAAGGATCGACCATTGTACCTTTTGTAGCTCCACCAATAGTGGTAGAGATCTCTTTTGAGTTAATTTTATACTCAGGAGTTTCTACACGTTGTACTTGTTTATCAACCTTTTCACGGAACTCAGGACCTACAACAGGGTGAAGGTAGTAGTCTGCGGTTTGACTGGCGTTACCAGTAGCCAAAGCAATCTCCGCATCTTCACGGAGTTTGGTCAGCTCATCAGCACCATAAGATCCTATACGGATCTGTTGGTCAACGACCTTCAACATGTCACTGGCATCAATGCCCAGCTCTGCAGCTCGCTGTCTAGTAGTTGTTTTGAGAGCAACGAACTCAGAAACAGGAGCGTTCTCTTCACTTAACGTTTTATAGGCTTCAGTAATGCCAAACTTAAGATCTTGTGTATCTGCTTTAAGTTTGTTAGCTAGATATGTACGACGCTTGTCACGATACGTACGCATCAATAGACGGGCTTGCAGAGGAGCACGTTCCATAAAGGTTTTGCCGTCTGCAAACTGAGCGTTCTCAATAAACTCACCAATCGGAAACTCAGCGCCGTTTTCTGCAGCAGTACCGATGTCGCTGATCAGTCTTTTGTAAAACTCAGCAGGAGTGTTAATAAGGTTTACACCCTTTTTATCGTACATGCTGGCAGCGTCAACTTGGAACTGACCAAGTGATGCCATGTTACCCTTATTGAACTCATCAAACATATTCGTGTAACCAGAGGTAAACCTGGCAGTACCGTCGTTAGCCCTGGTGTTACGTGAATATGCTGTAGAAATAGTAGCATCAGTCTTAAAACCGGTAGCCATTTCTTTTTGAATCAAGTCGTTATTGGTATCAGCCAACAACTCGTGTCCCATAAATGCAGTACGCAGATGAGACATAATTTGCTTGTGTTGATAGTCAGGTAGGTTCTTTTGGTTGATAGCTACTTCTACCAGCTGACCGTCCTCGTTCTCTACCATCACAGCAGTGTCGTTTGTTTCAAGCTGTGTCTTCATCCAGTCAGGATACACATTCGTAAACATATGCTGAGCAGTACGTCTACGCAGTGCAATCTCTCCGTGATTAGAGAAGTTAAGGATACCACGTACTACATCGTAGTTATCTGTTTGCTGTGCAGCTTCTGCTGCTCCTGCTTTAGTGATATTATCTTGGGCTTTTACTTGCTGTTCAATAGAAAGCAGCTCACCGTTTTGAGGGATAAGACCCTGCTCTAGCATCTGGTAGTACCGGTCATCGGCACGCGCCATCTGGATCGCAACGTCTGTTTTCTGCAGCTCAATAGCAGTGTTAACAGCTTGAGGAACCAGTTCAGCAAATTGTTCTAAGAACGAACGGTCTTGCATACCGTAGTCTGCCTGAGCGTTAGCCTTACCGCTTTGCGCTAGGTTGGCAAAGCTTTGTTGGATAATAGATAGGTTCTGTTGAAGTTGCGGGTTAGGATCAGGAAGCTTGAGTGGATCAAACGCTTGCGATTGAGCAGATGCCTGAAACTGAACCTCAGAAAGTTCTGGTAGTTTCATAGTTATCCCGTAGGATTAGCCTTTGTATGGAGAGTTAGGGTCAAATACAGAGTTGAAGTTCTTGTACGCACTCAAGCCGGTCTGAACACCACCCATGATCTTCATAGCAGTGTTAAAGAAACCACCACCACTTTGAATAGGTGCATTGTATCCACGTGCCTCCATCTCAGCAATAGGTGCACCACCGATAATAGGTTGAGACGTGGCAAGGTTAGCCTGCTCTAGTGCGCCAGAAATACCGCCGATGTTGCGACCGTATTGACGTTGAGCACTTGCGATGCTTTCGACAAACTTAGCATTGTTACGACCGTAGTCGCCAAGAGTTTTGATAGCTCGGGCTCTGTCTGCGCTTTTCCCGTAGGATTCAGTTGCAGCAGCATAGCCTTCGGCTTCATCTAGTTGACGCAGCAAGCCTTCCTTTTGGAAAGCAAACGACATCATCTGTTCTGCAAACTTAGCTTGTTCCGTTTGGAACGAGGCATTAGCAGCAGCATAGTTTTCGTCAAATTGTTTGTAGACTTGTTGTACCGTACGTTCGTATGCACGTGCACGGTAGTCATTCATTATCTCTGTCTTCCGACGAGACAGTGTGTTTTGGTATGCTTGTGCGCCGATCTGTGCAGAGTTATCTTTACGTCCTCCGAACATAGATGCGACACCACTAATGATACCAATACCGGCACTAATTGTTCCGATTGCCATTAGGGTCTAGTCCAATAAAATTCCTTTAGATGTTCGTTGACAAACCAGTCAGGATGCCATCGTCGCCAACGTGAAAACGTTTTCCATTGTTTTTCAGGGTCAGCACTTGTACAATCTATAAAGATCGTATCTCCTGCTGGTATCAACCAACGTAATCTAAGGACTTCATTGAACCCACGTGGGATTGTCTTGAAGCCCTCAGTACCGGTCATGTGTTTGTGTAAAGATCTTCGGCGTCGATTTTGTTTTACGTGATACCAGTCGTTTATCTGTCGTCTAGATTTACCTACACCAAAACCTACCTTCCACACCACTGCACCGCTAGGCATCTTGTCCCATGGTTTGATAAACACTTTACATAGGTGTTTACCTACTCTAATGGTAGACGTCAGTGTACGGCGGTGTGGTCTGTAAGTCATGATCGGCGGTAAAATCGACGGTTGTAGTTGCCTTCCCATACGATGTTCAGCAAGCTGATTGGGAAAGGAGTGTCTCCAATAATTTTGATATTTAAGTTTTCGTTACGTTGGTAGATAGGTACGTCATGCGTAGCAGATGCAGACAAGTTAACGTTGTTCAACACATAAGTGTTAGGCAGTGTAACGTTGACCACGTTGCTCCAGCTATCTTTACCAGTAATATCAACCTTATAAGTAACAGGACCGCTAAGCCCAGTAGATACCTTGATGCGATGAAGAATCAGATCAGCGGTATTATCAGCAACCGAACGTTGACCTTGGGTTTCTGTAGCATACAAAGTAGGCAGCTCAACTGTCATGTCATACACGTAACCAACAATTAGATCACGTCCACGGTAATCACCGTTTAACGTAACCTGGTTGTTAGATATATTAGCATCTTCAAAGTAGAAGACAGAACCCTCGGCTTCACTGGTTGCAGAAATGGCGTCACCAATATAAGTACCGATAGCTACCACTGCTAGCTTCTTACCAGTGATGTGATCGAAAGGCAGTGTTACTGTAGTTTTCTTTGTTGAAGACGAGTAAGATCTATATGGATTGATATTAAACATATCCAGACATACGTCTGTTTTTTCACCCGTAGGCAGCGTCAGATAACCAGATTCACTAGCCTGTGTTAGGTCATACGATGTCAGATATACGTTACTACCAGAGCTAGTCACAGCATAGTACGTGGTCTTGTCGAAAAACTGCAACCGCAGGTCTCCAGTAAGCTTCCATTTGTACCAGGTTTGGACTCGGTTGTCACCTTGAATAAAGAACCTGTGCTGATAAACAGTATCACTACCAGACTTGCCAAGCGAAATAATTGACATAGCTGGTGAGGACACCATTGTATCTATGTCACTTGGTATGTACTCAGGTATGTTTTGAGTAGCTTCATCGATAGATGCAGCAGCTTCTTTCTGAATGTTAAGCATCAGGAACAGCTTGCTGTATAGATTAGATTTACTAATAAATGCCTGAACTGTGCCAACAGCTACGGCGTCTACAGAAGCATCACATTCAAACGTACTAATAGTGTTGATCTTAGTCGTTGTTGGACTCAGAATATCAGCATCCGTAGACAAGATAAACTGTTCATTAGGACCAAACACAAGCAAACCAACGCTAGTAGACAACGTGTAGTTCAACGAAACAGGACGCACAGAAGTAGCTTGGAGGTCGATAGGATCGTCAGCAGCAACTACCTGAGAGCTGTTAGCAAAGAAGTTGAAGTAATCACCAGCACGGCTCATGATTACAGCTTCGTTTGCAAGAACTCCGAGACGGTTACGGTAGAAGAACATGTTGTTAATCTTCTTACCAATAAAACTAGGAATAGGGTTTGTAGTATCATCACCGACTAGACGATCATCCCAATTTACTGGTTCGTATTTAAATACACCATTAGCCTGCCTTACAAGTTGATGCGGCATCGTTGTCTCATCAATCTCAAATTTAAGACCGGGACCGATTGTTTCTTCCCAAACACCAGGACCACGTGCAGCACCGTTAGTAGTTGTAAATTTTACATAAACATCATCAGCATTAACGTCATCACTGTTTGTAACTCTAACAATGTATCCGTTTTCGCATTGATTAGGTAGACGTGATGCTACGTTAATCTGATCTTGAAAAACAAACAGACCTTCTTCAGAAGACGAACCAGCAGTACTGATAGTAAATGAACTGGTCCCGTTGATGTAAATACCAGGACCAACTTGTGTTGCAGTGATACCGGACATACTGTTGATAGAGCTTGTCAATGCAGCAGCAATGCTACTAGCATCAGTCGTGGCTCCTGCAACAGTATCTGGAGTACTATGCGTATTTACAGTGCTGTTTACTGTAACTTTGTAATCAGCGTTATATGCAACGGTACGGATAACTACAAAGGCTTCATTTGCTTGAGCAGCAGAAGTCGTTGTTTTCATAGCCGTAGTCTTGTTTTTATTCAAGACAAACGTGTAATCGTTAATCGTAAGGATCTCAATATCCTCAGGATTAGCGTCTTTTAGATAGGCAGTTGAAGGAATGTTAGCAGCACCGATCTCACAAGCAGTGACTTCACTATCGTAGTCGCTTTTTTCAGTGGACTCAGTAGTCAATGCGCTGTTGTAAGCAGTCTGTGCAGTACCCATGTTGGTAGTAGCTGTTGTTAGCTCACCAGAGGTATGTGTAGCAGCTACTGTTTTTTGTACTTCATATACACGATAACCCTCACGTTTAAACCATGGATACTCATCTGTACGCTCACTACCAAGAGCATAACCAGAAGGCATGGCGACACCTTTGGCTATAGATCCTGCGTTGGTTCCGTTATCTTTAACGATACGTTGACCGTTATCAATACGTTCTAGCACACCAGACTTGAGAGTCTCTTCGTAGTAACCGTTTTTGTAAGTTACATCGACATCAAACAGACTTTCTTTAGTTGTATTTTGTCCGTCGTTAGCTTTTTGAAAAGCAGACTGTGCTGTGTGTAGATCTGACAGCTCTGTATCTGTAGTAGATTGAGATGTGTTATATGTATCTAAATCACTTTTAAGATTAGTAATGTTGCAGGCAGCAGGCTGTCCAGTTGCAGCCGTTGTACCCATATCAACAGCACGAGGTTTACCATCGATAAGACTCCAAATACGGAACTGACCATCAGTAGTATCATACTGACAGACATACTTTTCGTCAGCATCCCGAAGGATTGGAAACCAACGTCCTCGGGCTGTGGCATCATAAAGTTCTGATTCAAATCTACCACCAGGCCGCTTGAGCAGTCCGAGTGCATAATCAGGAAAGACGTTAGAAGCTTCCTTAACTTGACCCGGAAACTTAAGTTTGTCAGGTTGCTGGGACACACCCAGAAGCAAGTTAGGGATCCTTTGGGAAATAGTACTCATCGTGCAAGTGCGTTATATGGTTGATAGTTGTTGTAGTAGTTTTCACCATCACGCCAACCAAAGATGGTATATTCACCTTGGTTACAGTCGTATTCAACTGCAGTGGCACGGGTCATGATTTCTTGTTCTTGCAGTAGTTGGCTAAGCTGTGCCTCACCAACTGTTTTGATTGCAGCCATACGTGCAGCTCGTGCTGTGATATAGTCTTGAATCGGAGGCGGTACATCATCGAATTCATACAACCAGGTAATGTCTACCTTTAGGTCTTTTGTGAATTCATATGTGTGATGGAGTCGGTCGTAGAGTTTTTTTCCACGTCGTACTACATCAAAGTCATCACGATGTTCTTGTTCGTTTGTATCGACTTGCAATGCGTTGGTAGGATACAGAATCTCTTTAGTTGTAGAATCTGGCTTGAGCGTGTACTCTCGCTCCTGGTTGAACATCCAACCTTCACTTTGAACCTGCTTGTTAACTTCTCGCAGGGTGGTAAGCACGATAGCAACTTCAGGGTTCTGAAGGTCAAGCGTGGTGACAGGAGCCTGTCCCACGGAGCTTAGGATTTGATTGACAGCATCCAGTTCGGTGGACGCAGCATAGGTGACAGGCATAGTAGTAATAATTAAAAAAAAGGGCTCCCGAAGGAACCCTTGTATAAGATCAAATAAAGATCAGAAAGCAGAAGGCTTGGTAGCGGTACCGGCAAACAGTTCCACACAAGCAGCAGGGTTCAGGTAGTCAGCGCCCATGGCGAGACGACCCAGAATCACGTCACCCTGATAGATCACGGAGACGTCACCGCTGGTGACTTGGACCTGAGGACCGATGGCTTCCACGCAAGCAGCAGCTTCACGCTGGAAGATAAGACCGCAGGAGTTTGCGAATTCGGTTTCTTCACCGTACTCGTTGTTGATACCGGTGACATCAGCAGCAGCATCCTCAACAGCAGGAGACACGAAAGAACCGGTGTTACCAGGATCGGTAGTACCAGGGTTCGTGGCAGAGCCAGTACCAAACTTGGTACCGTACTGGCTGAAGAACGGAATGTTCATGGACTTGAAGATCTTGATACCGGCGATTTCGACGATACCTTGACCTTTCTGACGTGCAGTACCCTGCTCGTCACGGTTAATCAGACCGTTGTTACCAACCTCTTGGATCAGTGCATAGTACTGACGAGGGTTCAGGATGCCGACGCGGCCTTCCTGAGATACACCTTTTTCGTCCATTGCAGCTGCGGCGTCATAGAACGCAGATACAAGTGCAGTGGCAGAATAAGCGTCAGAAGCGTTGGTGGTAGTACCAACACGCACCTGGGTACCACCGGGCTCAACAAAGTTGGTCTTGGTGATAGGAGATGCAGCACGTGCGCCACGAGTAACAGCACGGAAGATCAGGCGGTCATACTTCTCAGCGAGAGCATAGCCGATCTTACGGGAGATCTCAGAACGCAGATCGTAGTGTGCGAGAGTCTCGTCAAGGTCGTAAACGAAGGCGCTGGAGATCAGCAGGTCGTCAACGGTGACGGTCTTCTCGGCCACCGGCGGCGCACCGTCGGTGTTACCGAGGATTGCGTTGCCAGGGGTATGGTACTCAGCCGTGGTACGACCGGTATAGATGAACTGCATAGACTTACCGTTGGTAAGCGTACGCTTGGTCACGAGGTCGCGAGCAATCGCGTTATACTCGAACCCTTTGAACATCTCTCCACTGAACAACTTCAGATAGAGAGCGCGGGCGTCACCCGCAGAGTTAGCCTGACCAGGACGAGTCAGACTCGTGGTCAGGGTAGAAGATTGATGTGCCATTTTTAAGGAGTAAAGTTAATGTAGCCTTGCTCCCAAACGTTTGGAAATTTTTGTTGCAAAATGTTGTGGTCTATCCCACCGTCATGACGGTTAGAGGTATCGGCGTACCGGCTCCAACCAATGCAAGGGAGGTCCGACTCTGAGGTGCCTCCCAAGCTATTACAGAAGACCTTTAAGGCACTTCTTTTGTTTACGGCATTGTGCTTTCTTAT